CTTTAATAGGTTCTTTATCCGTAGAGACCTGTTAAGTGATAAAAGAGAATTTATAAGAACACTTCGTCACGAAGGTTGGCATACAGTTCAAGATTGTATGGGTGCAGGAATTCAAACTGCTTGGATTGCACAAGTTCATCAGGATAAAGATATTCCTGATTACATCCGTGAAATGACCGCAAGAGTTTATGGTATTGCAGGACAAGGTGCCGCAGTTGCTTGGGAAGCAGATGCAAATGTTGCAAAACAGAATCCAGGTGAAACTGCAACTTATCTTGAAATGTGTACTCTTGGACCTTTATGGGAAAGAGTAGAACCAACACCTCTTACAAAGGAGTGGTTAATTGGATGTGGGTGGATGAAGAATGATGGAAAATATAAAGTATTTAAAGGTAAGAAAAAAATAGATGAATGCACAGAGGGTAAAAAATGAATGAGTTTCCTTGGGGTGTTTTTATAATACTCAGTTGTGGACTAGCTTTTACTGGATATATCATTTACTACATATTGAAGTTAGCATTTGAGGAAATGAAAGAGGGAGACTAATCTAAATACTAATGCTTATTCGTGGTTGTTTAAGCAAAGAACGGGAGCAGAAATGCTCCTTTTCTTGTATAAATAGATATAACCACGAATAAAGTAGTATGAATATCTATTACACTTACGCATATTTGCGTGAAGATGGAACACCTTACTATATTGGTAAAGGTAAAGGATTTAGACTATATGTGAAGAAAAGAATTGTTCCCTTACCTTGTAAAGACAGAATAATATATCTAAAAAGAAATCTAACAGAGCAGGAAGCAATCAAGCACGAAATTTATATGATTGCTGTGCTTGGTAGAAAGGATAATGGAACTGGAATTTTAAGAAATCTTACCGATGGTGGTGAAGGAACATCTGGTTGGGTTCCAAGTAGTGAAACAAGAAAAAAATTTAGTGAAATTAATAAAGGTAGAACTGCTTCTGACGAAACTAAAAGAAAAATGAGTGAATCACAGAAGGGAAGAACTCATTCAGAAGAAACTAAAAGACGCATAAGTAGTTCGCAAAAAGGAAAAATTCTTTCAGAAGAACATAAATTAAAAATGAGTGAGTCAAGAAAAGGTAAAAATATTTCAGAAGAAACCAAAAAGAAAATGAGTGAATCACAAAAAGGTAGAATTCATTCTGAGGAAACTAAAAAAAATATAAGTAATGCTTTATCGGGAAAGAAAAAATCAAAAGAACATATAGAAAAACAAAGAGAAGTTCAGAGAGGAATACCTCGTTCAGAAGAGTTTAAAGAAAAAAGAAGAAAATATATGTCTGGGAGGAAATGGTGGAATAATGGTGAAGTTGAAAAACTCTTTAATAGTAATGAAACTCCAAGTTCAGAATGGGTATTGGGAAGAATATATAGTAAGAGTATTTTAAATTAAAAAAATGGCGGATAGAGACCCATACATTTATAGAATTAAAAATATTTTAAGGGTAGTTGATGGGGATACGATTGATGCTGATATTGATTTGGGGTTCTCTATAAGTTTAGAAAAACGCATTCGCCTTGCTGGGGTGGACACTCCTGAGAGTCGCACTGCTGATGCGAACGAAAAGAAATACGGACTTGAATCAAAAGAGTGGTTGAAGAAGCGTTGTGAAGGTGCTAAGGACATTCTAATCAAGACTGAACTTCCAGACTCCACAGAGAAATACGGACGTATCATCGGGCACTTGTTCATCAATGGTGAAGAGACTTCTCTGAATAACCAAATGATTGCCGAAGGCATGGCTTGGGAGTATCAAGGGGGCACGAAAGTTAAGAACTTTGCTGAACTGGATGCGAAGCGTAAGAAGTAATCACTTTGAGTGAAACTTCTTGTATTGTTCTTGTTTCTCTTTTTTCTGTTCTTTCTTTAATACTTTATTGATTTTCTTGAGAGACTTTGTTTTTTCAAAGGCAAATAATATCTGTGTCTCATAAGGGGTAAGGTCTCTACTCAAGAGTTTCTTACCCCTTACAAATATCTGTTGTACAATAGGTTTCATTTTACCTACCATCCATTCCACCAAAGATTTCCCAACAAGAGCCGCAGCAACGGAAGCAGTAGCAGTAGTGCCAGCAAGTATAACCTGCTCTTTAGGAGGAACTGGGACTGGACCAACAAATGGAACTTGTATTTCAGGTACTCCAAGACTATTTGAGGGGGGTTGATCGGATAAATTCCGATTATCTTGTGAATTTTGAACAGGGACTTGGACCTGTGGTAATACAGGTTTACTATCAGGAAGTCCCCTAGATTTCTCTTCTTGTTCTTGTTGTTTTTTCTGTTGCTCTGCCTTTACGGCTGCGTCAAATTCTTCCTGTGTTGGAACATCAATCACAGGATAATTCAAAGTGGGGTTTGGCATATCTATGACAGGTAATGTCAAACCCCTGATAACAGATTTTTCAGGTAACCGATTAGACTCTTCCGACAGGTACGGAATTATCGGCGGCGGCATCTCCCGAACCACAGGTTGGGCAACCCTCTTCAACTGCGGCAGCTGGTTCTGCTGCAACTGCTGGAGCTGCTGGTTCTGGAGTTGGTTCAACTGCTGTGATTGCAGGTTCGGTATCTCGTTTGGCATCGTCTTTTTCAGCGTCTTTCTTCATGGTATTAACGCCAAAGGTTGCAGCAGAAGCGGTGAATACTGTTGCAATAAATGTTGGATCCATCTTGGGAAGAAGACCCGCATAACTTGCAGTTAGTAGAGCAGCACTCCAACTTAAGACGGAAATACGAATCAAAGTTCCCATACCCTTCTCTCTTGATGATTCAGCCATTTGTCCGTTGGTGAAGTTCTTGAGTATTTAGTTAAAGATGTATTTTATTCCCATCCCAAAACGTCCATTAGCAAAGTCATCAGCAGCAGTAATGTATTCACCAAATACTTTTACATTTTTACCACCAGTTTCTCCACCAAGTATAACAATTGGATTATTCATTTTAGTTCTTGTAGAATCCAAATCAGGATGATGCATAGAGACACCAGCATATAAATTACTGGTTTTATCTACAGGAAAAAGAAACTTAACTCCAGCATGATTAAATCCGAGTCCATCATCTTTTTCAGGAATACTACTTTGATGTTCTACAAATAATCTCACATTTTTATTCACATCATATTGGACACCAAAAACTCCAATAGGTTCTTTCAGATTAATTTGTTTTTTAGTCGTTTTTCTATTTTCACTTGCATTCCACATTGGATTATTAAAGTTTGGATTCATACTAAATCCCACATATGATTGCAAAGGGGTTGTTATTCCTATCAGTGGAGTTATAAGAGAAATTGCAATCGCTGCTGGAGTAATACCAATTTCCATTGGTTAGAACCTAAATTTTACTTTACCCGCAATAGAATTGTTGGTAACGCCACTATTTACACTATGAGACCCCTCTACGATTAACACTTCTTTATAATCTAAAGATCCCGTAACGCCATAAGAGTTGTCAGTGCTATAAGAACCGTCAACAGAGATACCAAAAACATCATGCTTCTTGCCTCCAAATCTAGTTTCTAGTTTTAAACCTGCTTCACCAACATGTGAAGTTCTATCAACTGCATCAACTACTCTAACAGATTCTGGAGAACCCGTTTCGGTGTATGCGTTTCTCTTCACATTTGAAACAGTATAACCTAAAAATGGTTTGAACCATCCAGAGTTATTTACATATAGTCTATTATGAACCCACCATTGCTGACCTTCAGTTTTACCCCAGTTGGCAAAAGTATATTCAAGTGTTCTGGCATAATCATATTGATCTTGCGATGCACCAGCATTGGTTACTAATGCAATATTCTTACCATGAAAACTATTGAAGAGACCTACATGCTGTCTCTTAAGGTGAGAAAGACTATCCACACCTATCATTTCGGTATAAAGATCATTATAATGAGCTCCAGCGGTCCAACCCTTTGTTAAATCATACTCAAATCCACCACCAACTATTGTTGTTAATGCTTCGTATCCATCAGCATTATAAGATTGAGCAAATCTAGTATTCTCAAATACTCTAAATCTCTTCTTGTGATTTGTTAATGGTTCGTGATCGAGTAATCCATTAATACCATCACTAATACTACCCAAAACTTCTAATTGATCAATACGTCCAGAATAGTTTGCATATTCATGTGAAACTGTATCTTGACTTGCAGAACTTGTAGTAACTACTGGTGTTCCGTTTGTAACAACAGTTGAGTTATCACTATAAGTATCAGTTGTGACTGGTGTGGTTGTGGTTGTCGTTACAGTTGTGGCAGTAACAGTTGTTGCAGCATCAAAGTTAAGTGTCTGCTTTCCACCACTTTCAGAAGAAGAATGTGTAATAACAGTATTTGAAGTATAAGTGGGATTAGCAACACTTACACTTACATTGTTCACAGTGCTTGAACTTACCAGA